AGGGCGTGGTGCAGAGCGGGATCTTCACAGGCGACCCAGACGATCTGGCAAAGATGTCCATGCAGCTTGCCGGCGGCGACGCCGGTGCTTTCAACAAGCTGTTCTCGCTGATGGACCGCGCCGCGATGCGCGCCGACTCCGTGACCCGCCAGCAGCTCTACGACGACGTCATGGCCCGCACCGGCTCCGAGTTCGACGCCGAGATGGCGGCCATGGAGATGATGAACTTCAGCAAGCGCGGGTTGTCGCCGGGTATCCAGTATGCGTCGCGCATGATCCCGTTCTTCAACGCGCAGATCCAGGGTCTGAACGTGTTGCACAAGGCCATGACCGGCAAGGCCACGATGCAGGAGCGCCTGGGCATCCAGCAGAAATTCTGGGACCGCGCCGGCATGCTGATGGCTGGCACGCTGATCTACGCCATGGCGATGGAGGACGACGACACCTACAACAACGCGCGCGCCAGCGACCGCTACGCCAACTGGTTCGTGCCGCTGTCTCGGGACCCGAGTAACCCGGCCAACGACGTCACCATCAAGCTGCCGATCCCGTTCGAGGTGGGTCTGCTGTTCAAGGCTGTGCCCGAGGCGCTGATCGACTTCATGCGTGGAGATTCCACGGAACAGCACTGGAAGGCGATCCGCAACCTGTTCCTGAACCAGATCCCTGGCGGCAGCTCGTTCATGATGCCTCAGCTGGCCAAGCCGCTGATCGAGGTCGGCACCAACCACAGCTTCTTCACCGGGCGCGAGATCGAGGGCGCCAACATGAAGGGTCTGGATCCGCAGGAACGCTACACGGCGCGTACCACGGAACTGGCCAAGCGCATGTCCGAGATGCTGCAGTCCGACCTGACGCCGGATGCGCTCAAGCTCTCGCCGCTGCAGATCGAGCACCTGGCCCGGGGCTACCTGGGCAGCCTGCCGGTGATGGCGGCCGCCGCCATGAACCAGGTGTTCGGTACGCCCAATGTCGAAGCGCCCGATCGCAAGCTGACGGAAACGCCGCTCATCGGTACGTCTTTCCAGGACCGCTACGGCAACGGGGCGACCGACATCCTGTACGCCAAGATCAAGGCCGCCGATCAGGCCAAGGCCACCTTCGACAAGATGGTGAACGAGGGGCGCAAGCAGGACGCCAAGATGTACCTGGCGGACATCGAGAACCTGCAGACCATCCCGATGCTGCGTCAGGCGGAAGGCAAGCTGCAGTATCTGTCCAAGCAGGAGAAGGCGGTGCGCAACAGCGACAACACGCCCGAGCGCAAGCGCGAGCTGCTCGACATCATTGCGGCGAAGCGGGAGGCGGAGAGTCGGAAGTATCTCGATGCTGTCGCGGCGGTATCACGGTGAACAGGACACCCAGCAACCCGTTGTAGACACCGACCTGGGCGCGGATGCGCGCATACTTGCCCAGGATCCTCTTGCCCACCCGCAGCCCCTGGTTCAGGGTCAGCCCGACGTCCAGGCTGGACACGAAGAACGACTCCCCGGCAGCGTGTTGGTGCCAGGGGTAGCGCTCACTCCAGGTCTTCATTGCGCTGGCTGATCTTCAGGCACAGAACCCGGTACGCCGGCCCGCGCGTCTTGGCCAGCAGGTCCTTGCGCATCTCCACCACGCTCATGCTGTCGGAGAGCTCCTGCACGAACTCGATGTAGGACTTGTTGCGCCGCGCACAGAACTCCTTGAGCAACCGGACGTCGATGTAAAAGTCGGTCCAGCCCGGCACCAGGTTGTACTCGACGCGCCCCCGGATCGCCCCCTTGGCGCTGTCCTTGCTGATCTCCCGCCCGTCGGCGAACACGGCGAACTTCTGGTCCGGGCTGGTTGTCTTGACGAAGTTCCCGTGGTTCTCCCGGATGTACACGTTCAGCAGATCCTTGGCGTACACCTGATTGGTGTTGATGATGCGCCGCGCCTCCTGTACACGCAGCTTGAAGAAGTCGAACACCGGCTGCATGGGGATCGCCACGATGTTGGCGTGCTTGGGGCCCAGCAATGTGAGCGCAGCCAGCGCGGAGCCGACGCCGGCCGACCAGAACCGCTCCTCGTCCGGGGAGTGCAGCCGCTCGCGCCAGCCGTCGATCGCCTCCGCCACAGCGCGTTGCGCCAGGTCCTGGTGCTGCACGAGCCACTGAGCCCAGACCTGCCCGGCCGTGCCGTAGTTGCGGTCCAGCAGCTTGAGCACATCGCGCTCGCCCGGTTCCCAGGTCAGCCGCGCGCTGGCGCGCCACTCCAGCAACCGGTACATCTCGCCGTTGGACGTCGTCTCCCGGGCGCCCATCATCGCCTCCATCATCGGGGCGTTGGATGTCAGCGTGCTGTTGGACTCCCAGCGCAGGTCGTCGCGCATCTCCGCGTTGGCCGAGCCCATGCCCTTGAGCTTGTGGCCGCCCTGCGAGAAGTCGAAGATGTGGTTCGGCAGCCACTCCTTGTCACCGCCGCGCACCTTGTTGGTGACCTCGTCGATGTTCAGCGGCAGGCTGCCCAACATGCCTGCGCGCTGCAGCATGGTCCGCTCGGATGTGGCAGGCTTCACGGAGAAGTTCACAGGATGTCCCCAGACCGAGTTGCCCAGCGACAGGGCCAGGGTCTTGCCCACGCCCGACGCGCTGCTGGCGATGTGGAACGTGAAGGCCCGGGCGCCGGCCGGCGTGAACCGCTTCAGGGGCGAGCCGAAGCTCAACAGCAGGTTGCAGACCTGCCCCCACAGCTTCTTGCGCATCAGCATCTGAATAACCTGCACCCAGTCTTCAATGACGCCGTGCGGCTGCGACACAGCGATCAGGTTGGACAGGCGCTCTGACACGAACGTGTACGAGGAGCCGTCGGGCTTCAAGATCCGGTCCCCCAGAGCGAATGAGCCATCCTGCTGCCAGCCGTAGCTGGGCGGTACGAGCAGGGCGCTGTCGGTGCTGCTGGCTTCTCCGATGCATGCGCGCACGTAGGTGTACAGGTTCTTGTCGTTGCCGGCGCCGAAGGACGCCACGATGTTCTGGGAGGCCAGCGCCGCCATGGTGGCATCGGTGCTGGTGATGACCTTGTTGGGGACCACCACGATCTGGCGCGCGCCCTGCTTGATGGCCATGAAGCGTGTGACGTACACGCCGTCCTCGACCAGCATGTCCAGCATGAAGAAGTCGAACGGGAGAAGCATGATCTCCCTGGTATTCGTTTCTCCGGACTTGTCGATGTCGGTCTTCCGGTAGAACACCCCGCCGTTGCGCCCGTAGGTGAACCCGTTGGGTGGCTTAGGTCTCGGAACCGTGTAGGACGACGCGCCGTCCTCCGACGCGTACTCGACATCCCGCGCCTCGCTGACAAGCTGGAGTTCGCGCCCCAGCGCCAGCGGGTTGGTGATCTGCCCCCAGTGCTTGCACCCGCCGCACACGCCCGGGTTCTCGGAGTCCAGCTTCACGCAGGGGTACGGCCCACGGATCTCGGACAGCTTGGTCTGCATCCGGTTCAGGTCATACGGGTGCATCTTGCTGAGAATCGTGGCCGCCTTGACGCCGTCAGCGCACGGCTTGGCGATCGACAGCAGCCCGCGCCACAGCGGCTCGAGTCCGTCTTGCGTGGCGTTCTTCACGTAGTAGTCCAGCTGGGCGCAGCCGTCGCCGGCCGCCGTGCGGACCATGATGTTCTTGAAGTAGGTGATCGTGTTGGACGCCAGCGCCTGCGCGACGGCGCTCGGGGCTTTATTCAGGGGCTTGCCAGGCAGCACAAGCTGCATGGAGCGGCCCGGCGCGGTGGACACGCTGGTCTCCGTTGTCACCGGTGTGAGTTGCTCGGATATGGCCGTCAGGCTGAACACGTCGCCCATCTGGCGCAGTGTCACCATACGGTCTGCGCCGTACTTGCGGTTGTGGGTGCCCGGCATGCGCAGCACGCGCGACGCGTCGGCGGTGACTGTGTGGTCGATCTTGAACTGGTGCTGCACCGCCGTCTGCTTGAGCATCTGCGCGATGACCTTCCAGGCTGCGATGGGTACGTCCTTGTCCAGCGGCCAGTACACGTGCACGCCACCACCGGAGTCAACCAGCCACGGGCGCCCCAGCGCGGCGAGGCCGCTGCTTGTCAGAAACGCATCCAGCGCAATGACTGCTTCCTTCTTGTTGGCGTACATCTTCCCGGGACCGCAGTCGAGGTCGAGGAAGAAGCTGCGCATGAACAGCGCATGCTCCGCCTTGCGGCTCTTGGCATTGTCGAAGGACGCCAGAGCCATGTATGTGGTGCGCCCGACCATGTCTTGCAGTTCGGACGCGCGTTGCAGCTCCTCGTGATTGTCCACGAATATCTGCTGCTTGGATGTGTCGTCGATGACGGCGACACACAACTTGCCAGTGGACGGAAGTACCGCCGATAGAAACACGAGCGGTTCCATGCGGGGCTCCCGATCAGCGTTGTTTCAGCTCTGCAATGAGGTTGGTTACTGCGGCCTTGTACGCGTTGGTGACGCCCTTGCCAGAGAACCAGCTGTAGACGGTGGTACGGGATGCGCCAGTCTTCTTCGCGATCTCAATGACCGAGAAGTCGGACTTGACAGCCAGCTTGGCCAGCCGCACCCCGAGAGGTGCGTTGGCGGCTTTGCGCGCCCGTACGCCGTCCTTCGTTTTTTGGAAGTACGGCATAGGGTTTACTCGTCGTCCCAGGCGTTGAGCGTGTCCATCAGCGTGCTGGTGGCCGGCACACGCGCGGTGGCTGCAGGAGCGGCCTGGCGCACGGTCGGTTCCGGTTCCGGCTCGGGCGGCAGGGGTGCCGGTGCAGCGGCTGCGCGGGGCTTGCGCGCCTTCGGGGGTGGTGCGGGCGGTTCTTCGTCAACCACGGGCGCGGGCGCCGGTGCGGGCTTGGTCGCGGCCGGTGCAGTGAAGGCAGCGGGAGCTGCGGCAGCCGGTGCGGGCTGCACGCCGTCCATCTGGGACACGGTCATGGTGACGGCCTTGATCGCGTCGGGCGAGGTGCCTTGCTTCTGGCAGATTTCGAACTCGTCCTGCTCCAGCCAGCGCATGGGCCTGAAGAACAGCTTGGGCGTGGCAACAGCCGTGTCGAACTTCAGGCGGGTGACGAGCTGCGTCACGTCGATGCCCTGTGCCAACATGTACCGGACATAGTCCTGCAGCGGACGGTTCTCGCCTTCGGCCTTGCCGAAGATCGACGCGGCGGGGAGGGACAGCTGCATGACATCACCCTCGATGTCATTGGCCAGCACGATGGCGACCTGCTGCCCGAAACGGCAGGCGCGGGAGTCACCCTGGCCGGAGCCGGCCACGTTCTGGGGGCAGGCGGCGCAGGTCGCGGCTTGCTTGTTCTTCACCGTCGGGTCCGGCGCGTTGCCGTCGGCCGACCAGCAGGTTGGCGGAGAGGTGTTGCCTTCGACGTAGGTGCCGGCGTAGAACGTGCGGTGCACCTTGGGCGCGGCGTTGACGATGACCACGTCCAGGTAGCGGTCCTCGATCGAGGTGACCTCCTTGCCGTCCACCATCAGGCGGAACACGCAACCCTTGATGGATAGACGTTTGCCAGAAGCGCCGCCGCCGGCCAGCGCCTTGGCGACAGCAGACAGCTCGCCTTGCTTGGCGTAGGCCGGGCGCACGGCGCCGGGGTTGAAAACGGTAACTGCATTCATGTGGATAACTCCTTGGGATCAGGTTGACTTGCGTACCGAGACGTCCACCTCGGTCATGGTGTTGAGGCCCGGGGGGACGACGCCCGGGTTGTCGGTCAGAAACTCGCTCATCGCTTTCTGTGCGATGCGCTTCTCCAGCAGATCGACGGCGTCGTGGTCGATGATGAAACGCTTCATCGCGTCCCAATCCTGCGCCACATACCGCGTCTTGGTTGACAGGATGATCGTGCCGTGGTCGGTTTTCGCCGACTTCTGGCCCGTCGCCTGCATGATGTCCTTCATTGCCAGCGCCACCTCGTGCTGCTTCGCCTTGAGGTCTTCGGCTTCGGACTCGTATGCCTTGGTGATGTCACCCAGGCGGCTGCGCATCTTGAGGTACACCTTTGCCAGGCGGTCCAAGGTCAGCGCGTTATCGGTTGCTGCTTCGCTCATCGTTCACTCCTTGTGTTATGTGGGGTATCGTACACCGGATTCCGGTGTTGTCAAGAACTGTACAAAAATATTTTCAGACCTCCATTTTTGCTGCGACATACGCAGCGTGCGCCGCTTCGGGTGTCGCGTATGTACCAAGACTCCGAGAAACACCGTCAACCTGCAGCCGCGCCTGGTACTTACCGCAGTCTCTGCGGTAGCTGACACCGAGTAAGCCAGTCGAGCTATCCCGCCTTGTTTTGCGGTGCAACTGCAGATTCTTGGTGCGCGTGACGCTGCGTAGGTTGGCAATCTTGTTGTTGTGTCGCACACCGTCTTTGTGGTCGATTGTGTCGGGATCTTCTCCGTAGTGCATCTTCCACACGAGTCGGTGTGCTCCGTGAATCTTGCCCTGTATCTGCACCATAACGTATCCGCTCGGGTGCAGGTGGCCTGCAGGCGATCCCTTGGCCACACATCGCGCAGGCTGCACGCGCCAGTACAACGCCCCGGTTTTTCGGTCGTAGCGAAGAAACGCGTGCAGTTCCTGTGCGGAGAAAGGGATCACGGTACCTCCATTTCGGCATCAAACATTTGGGTCAAAAGAGAATGATCGGTCGCACGTCCGTCCATAGCCAAAAACATCTTCTTTTCGATCGGACTGCTTTGGATGTGCACGACGGTTACTTTATCACTATTTTGCCCTTTTCGATCAGCTCTGGCAATGCATTGCAAATACTGCTCGACCGACATGAGAGGTCCGAAGAATACCACTGTGTCGGCGGCCGTCAACGTGATCCCGTGAGCCGTCGCCTGGGGCTGCATCACCAGAACGCGCGGGTCGGGCGTGTGCTGAAAGCGGTTGATAATATCCCCCCGCCGCGTGGCAGATACATCTCCGTGGATGACGCCGACCGTGTGTCCGTTCTTCTCCAGGAACTGCACGATGATGTCGATGCTGGAGCGGAACAGCGCGAAGATGATGACCTTGCGCTCGGTCTCCTGCAGGATCTCCAGCAACAGGTTCATGCGCGGGGTGGCGTCGAACTCCACCACCTCCTTGTCCTCCGTGTACACGGCGCCGCAGCTGATCTGCAGGAGCTTGTTGACTATTGCTGCCTTGTTCACCGCGCTGATGACCTCGCCGGCTGCGTGCGCCAGCATGTTGTCCTTGATCAGCCTGTAGTATTTCCACTGCTGGGGGGTCATGTCGACCTCGCGCGTGGTCTTGAGTACGGGCGGCAGGTCCAGGCATTGCGCCTTGGTGAAACGTATTGCCGGCTGCAGCACCTTGAACACCGTGTCCTTGGCATCGGGCTTGGGGATCCACTTGAACGTGGAGATTTTCAGCATCACCTTGTCGCGCCATGCGGTGATGTAGTTGGGCACCGCAGTCGGGTTCACCAGCTTGGCCATGCCGAACGCGTTGAGCGGTGACTGCGCGGCGGGGGTGCCGGTCATCATCCACAGAAACGTGTCCGGGCGAATGATCTTGGCCAGCGCTTTCCACCGGCGCGTGGTGGGCAGCCCGTAGCAGTTGGCCTCGTCCACGATGATCATGTCGAACTTGCCATTGGCGTTGATCTCGTCAGCCACCAGGTGCACACCGTCGTAGTTGATGATGACGATCTCGTAGTCGCCCTGGATCATCTCGATGCGCCGCGCGGCCTTGTCGTGGTGCGCCACGATTGCACTGCGGTGAATCACGGAGTTGTTGATGTCCCCCATCCACGCCGACTGCATGATCGACATGGGGCAGATCACCAGGCAGCGACGGACCTGCCCGATCTTCATCAAGTAGTCCATCGCCCACAGCACGCTGATCGTCTTGGCGGTGCCCGGGTCGTTGAAGATGAAACCGCGTCGATGCAGCGTGGTGAAGCCTGCGGTTGTCTTCTGGTGGTCCATCGGCTTGTACCGACCTGGCCACTCGTAGCTGCGCTTGATGGGGGACGGCACGTCCTTGACACCCAGGTTCTTGAGCACGCGCATCTCGTCGAGGCCCCAGTAGACCGTGACCTCGTGGCCGCCTGGGACCGGCGTGACGATGTGCTTGGGGATGACGGCGTACTTGCCGGGGGTGCGCGTCCGGAACCGGACGGCTTTGTTTTCGATTATTTCCATGTCTTCGGTACCAGTTTGTATACATCCATGTCCGGATAGTTCTCCGCCAGCATTGCGCGATGTAGTCGGTTTGCCAAGCGGTACCAGTTGAGTCCGCCCGCATCCTGCAAGGACGTTGCGGGGATCCAGTCCCACCCCCACTTCGCAGCCCACATACCGTGCGCCATCTCCAGCGTCATGGACATCTCGGGCATTGTGTTGAGGTCGGGTGCGGGGTACAGGCGTTGGTGAGGCTGTGAAGCGATTCGGTACGACCCGGGGGGGCTTCCGACCCGTGTGGGGAGTCCATCTCCGTCAACAATATAGTACCCGCCCGGTGTCAGATCGCGCACGTTGATGACCGAGCCATCGGCTTGTCGAATGGCGTTCGTACTCATGTCACGATCCTCCAGTGGTTGATGCGCGCTTCCAACCGGCCTATTGCCGCCAAGCGGTTGCCTAGTTGATGCCAGTTGATCTCGCCGGCGGCAGCGGTATCAGGGATGTCTCCGATGTACACCCACCCATCACCGAACTGGACAACCCACAGATCAATGGCTACCGATATGCTGCACGCGTTGTGCGGAAGGTCTAGCGCGTCCCGGGCCCGCTTCTTTTCTTCCGCCGCCTTGGCCGCCTGCATCTCAAGCTGTGCTTTCTGCCACTCCTGCATCTGCGCCGGAGTCATCGTGTTCTGCTGACTAAGCGCGGAGTCGTAAATGTTTTTCGGATCAGTCCACCCGATTCCGCGCAGGTTGACTTCACGCTGCTTTGCCTCTTCCATCTGCATCCGGATCTCCGTCGCAGTGATCCCTGACGGGCGCGCAACGCCGTCGCCGAACAGATTCCCAAAGATTGCTTTCATCTTCATACTCCTTCTTTTATTTTTGCCACGAACACCATCCTGTCGGACATGTAGTGGTAGTCCAACAAGTCGGCCTTGGACAGCACGCGGGTCATCTCGCCCAGCACGCTGTTTTTGTCTATCAACATATCCTCGGTTACCGGCACCCAGTCGTGTCCGTTTCGCACGATCCAAAGATCGACGAACGTGGACAGCGGTGTCGGGTCGGGGGCCATTACTTCGCGTTCGGGACCTTGTACCCGGATGACTTGCGCCAGCCGCGGTTCTTGGATGCGTCCTGCGGATCAATGTTGGCCTTGGTGGCGCGGCCGCCGTTGTCGAACGCCTTCTTGTGCGCAAGGTCCTTGCCGTCGCCAATCTTGACCTCGCCATCTCGGATGGCCTGCCTGCGCGCCCGGCGCAGCTCGACCCCCGCTTCCTTGCGCTCAGGGCGCTTGTTGTACTCGCGCATATACGCGAGTTTGCCTGGTGTAGATTTCGGCATGTCAATGTCCTCCGTTGAACTCGCACGTGGTAACTGGGCAGAACTTTTTGCAAAGTCCGGACTTCGTCGGATTCCACACGCCGGTGGCCTCCGCCACACCGATCCTACCAACTCGCTCGCGGTAGCGCCACCACAACTTCTCTTCCTGGTCCCGCATCACGCGGTGCTTGGTAACGGTGTTCTTCAACACGAACAGCAGGCCGGACTTGACCTGGCGCACGTGGGGGAAGTGCTTGAAGATCATCAGCGACATCAGCGTGAGCTGGTCGGTGTCCGGGTACTTGTTGCTGCCAGACTTGTAGTCGAAGCAGTGTGCTGTCAGGTTGTCGTCGTCCACGATGATCAGGTCGGCGATCCCCCGCACCCAGTAGCGCGGATCATGGAAGCCACAGACGTTCAGGTCCAGGGTCAGCGCCATTTCGTACTCGGGGTACGGCCGCCCGGGGATACGCCCCAGCGCGTCAAGCACAGGCTGCAGGAACGTGAAGCTGGCGTCCAGTGGGCGCTTGTCGCGCACATGGAGTTCGGCCTGCTCGTGCAGTTGCGTCCCGTACAGGGTTTGCTCGGTCTCCTGACGCGGGTACTTCTTCAGTACCTTGACCTCGTGGTACTTGCGCGCGCAGGTCTCGAAGTCCTTGAGCCCGGAGTGCGACCATTTGATGGTGGCCCAGGTTGATGTGTCGTTCATTTCTCTTCCTTCTCGTATTCCTGCCACGCAGTCTTGAACACCTGGGTCAACGTGGGCGTAACCACGGTTGTCACCGTCGACTGCATCGACGTCGCCAGTGCCTGGGAGTACCGCGCGGCCATCGCGTCGTACGTGTCCGGCGGAGCGTTCAGCTCCTCCAGCAACTGCAACGCCTGCTTGGCGCCGCGGGCGTCGGGAAACAACATTCGTGCACCCATTAGTAAGGTCCCCTGCTGCCGGGGGTACCGGACGGTGTACGCCCCCATCACTCCGGGCCTCGACTCATCGTCATAGCGCACCGTGCACCCCCGCACAACCAGCAGTTCCAGCGCCAGCAGGTACTCGGGGATGTCGGCAGCAGGGCCGGGGATCATGTAGCCTCCTGCATCAGCCGGATCACCTTGGCCACGCCGACGTCGTTGAGACCGCCGCTGTACATCTTGGCGCTTGCCCGTTCGACAAGTATCCACCCCTGCCCGCCCGGCGTGAGGAAATACTGAAACCCGCGCAACGCCGCCAACTCCAGCGCGGTGGACATACGCATGCTCAAGTCAGCTTCGCCGTCTGCACAACCTGGTTCAGGCGCTTGCTGAACTGGGTCACGAACTGCTCGTTCTTCCATAGCGGATTCCCCATGTCGTGCAGGATGGCATGCGTAACCTCGTGCCAGAAGGTCTCCGCGCGCTGCACCGGCGTGCGGTCTTTGTTGCCGCGCCCAGTCCAGGCCAGCTTGAGCACCCCGAGGTCGAAGTGCACCTCACCTACGTGCCCGCTGGGGAGTTTGCGCACGCTGCGTATGTCGTAGGCTTTCCGACCAAGTCGGAAGCTATACGGAATCATCATCTTGTAGCTCCTTCATTTCTTCGCGTCACCATAACGTCGTGACGCACCCACGTCCGCATTGAGCGGAATACCTGGCATCCACTTCGGGACCTTGATCATCTCTGCCTTCACCCACTTCACGCCTTCCTTCACCTCGGCATCCGGGCAGATCGCCAGCAGCTCGTCGTGCACCG